GGAGTAGGTTTCCCATGGACAGATTATAGTGATATGTATATTACTATACTGTTCTTTGGTATACACATTAAATGGAGAAAAAGATGAGTGAAGATGAATATCAAACAAAACAGTTCTTTGAGAACCAGAAACCTGTTTGTCTAGAGACAGATGATAAAGGCAATTGCCTTATGAGTGCAAAGTGGGTACTATTAGATTTCAGTGAACCAAAGAAACTCTTCTGTGAAGAAGTTAAAACCAATAAAGATGATAAGACTATTTGATTTACAAAATGACAAGATTATCCCTACAGAACATTGCTATACTCTGGGATTTCTTAAAGATATTATAGATGGCTACCCCAAAGAACATATAAGTATATTTGCTTATCTATTTTATATGACCTGCCCTAGCGAAGAACTTAATCCATATTTTAATATTAAAGAAGAGGATAAGCAAGAATTAATCCTTAGAGATATTAAAGCAGAATTCTTTTGTGAAGATGAACTAATCATGGCCGCTCTTGAAAGATGTAAAGAAATGCATGAAACTCCAACAAGCAGGGCGTATAATGGAATAAAGATTGCTCTTGATAATATGGCAGAGGTTATGTCAAATACAAAACCTACCTTTGGTAGAGATGGTAGTGCTACGGCCTTGCTTAGAATTGCTAAAGATTTTGATTCTGTAAGGCAGTCTTATAAAGGAGTATATAAAGATTTACAATCTGAACAACAAACAAGAACTCGCGGAGGAGGCGAATTAGCTTATGACCAAAAATAACATGGAAGAATTACATAATTGGTTATTTCACTATAACCCTTATACAAATTTGTGGTCTGCTTTTAAGAGAGAGCAAATGAATGATTACTTTAATGGTAAACTCATTCCTACAGATCTTTTAAGAAGCAAGTCTCAAAAAACTTTAGAAGAACTCATCTGCATGCATGATGGAGATATTAAAAAGATAAATGAAATTGTAGCTTTTGGTATATGAATTCCTACTTCTATACTGATATACCTACCTGGGATAATGGTACTTGGACTACTACTAGTTTTGAAACTAGAAAAGAGTTTAGGGACTATATACTTACCTTATTTAAAGAACCCGGTACATATGAGTTTGATGAAACATCTTTTATATTTAATGAAGAAGCCACTAAGTGGAATGATTTAGGTTATTATATAGCAGCTCCTACAAGAAGTAAAGATTATACTGATTATTGGGATGAGATGAAATCCAGATGTAGAAAAGGAGTTATCTTCAAGAATAAAGATAAGGTCTGGTATCTTACCCGAGAATACTATATGTGGTTAAACTTCCTACCTATCAATAATAAAGAAACAAGAAAGTTTGCCTTTCCTGATATAAGAGATGCTCAATATCATTTAGCTCTTTATGAGATCTTAGCAGAGCTTTTTTACAAGCATGCTGCTATTCTTAAGAAACGTCAGATAGCTTCCTCATATTTTCATGCAGCTAAACTGATTAATCAAATCTGGTTTGAAGAAACACCTATTCTAAAAATGGGAGCTTCCTTAGCCACATATGTGAAAGATACTTGGAAGTTCTTAGGTGAGTACCGTAACTTCCTAGATGCTAATACAGCATGGTACCGTCCTATGAATCCGGGTAAAGTTCTTGACTGGCAACAACAAGTTGAGACAACAATTCAAGGAACTACTAGAAAGACCCTTGTAGGTTTAAAAGGAATACTCAAAGGAACATCTTTTGAACAAGATGCTACAGCAGGTGTTGGTGGACCTTGTACTTACTTCTTTCATGAAGAAGCCGGGATTGCTCCAAAGATGATGCAAACTTTTGGTTATATGAAGCCTGCCTTAAAATCAGGTTTAATAACAACAGGTACTTTTATTGCTGCAGGATCTGTAGGTGACTTGGATCAATGTGAACCTTTAAGGAAGATGATTCAAACTCCTGAGGCTAATGAGATATTTTATGTGCAGTCTAATCTTCTAGATGATAGAGGTACTATAGGAAATACTGGTTTGTTTATTCCTGAACAATGGTCAATGCCTCCTTGTGTAGATAAGTTTGGAAATTCTGAAGTAGAGAAGGCTCTTAAGATGCTTGATGAGTATTTTGCTAAAGTAAAAAAAGATCTTAGTCCTGAAGATTATCAGCTAGAAGTATCCCAGCATCCACGTAATATTGAAGAAGCCTTTGCAACAAGAACTGTATCTGTATTCCCTAGTCATCTTGTTTTAGCTCAGAAGAGAAGAATTGAGGAGAAAGAATATGTAACTGAATATGTAGATCTGGCTAGAAATGCCGATGGATCTTGGCTAGTTGAGAAAAGCAAGAAGATTCCAATCTCTACCTTTCCTATAAATAAGAATTCTGAAGATAAAACAAGTGTTATTGTAGTTCATGAAAGACCTGATGCAAATGCTCAGTGGGGAACTTACTATGCTGCCATTGACCCGGTAGCTCAAGGAAAGAGTACTTTCTCTGATTCCCTATGCTCTATCTATATTTATAAGATTCCTATTGAAGTAACCAGAGTAGATGGAGATGATGTAAAAACTTACATTGAGCAAGATAAGATAGTAGCTCATTGGTGTGGTAGATTCGATGATATCAACAAGACCAATGAAAGATTAGAGCTCATGATTGAGTGGTACAATGCATGGACCATTGTTGAGAGTAACGTCCCAGGCTTCTTAACTCATATGATCAAGAAGAGAAAGCAGAAGTATTTAGTTCCTAAAAGCCAGATTACCTTCAGGAAAGATATTATCAATGTATCTACAGGTCATGAAGAATATGGTTGGAGAAATACTGGAACCATATTTACCGCGCACATTCTACCTTATCTTATAGATTTCTGTAAGGAGGAGTTAGATGTAAAAACCAAAGAAGATGGTACTGTTGTTAAAATCACATACGGCATAGAGAGAATTCCTGATAGAATGGCTATGATAGAGATGCAACAATATAGAGAAGGGCTGAATGTGGATAGGTTAATAGCTTTAGGATCTCTTATAGCTTTTGCTAAAGTTCAAGAAGCAAACAGAGGTATCAGAAAGAGATTAGACACAACAGACAAAAAACAGTTGCAAAAGTCAGAAAATTTGTATAAATTTAGTAATAGCCCATTCCGGCATGTAGGGATGGGTCAAAGCAGTATGGGGAAGAGGCCCCCAAGAAATCCTTTTAAGAACATAAGATAATAAACTATGGAAGTTTTAAATGCAATGCAACTTAAGTCTGGTAAGAAGGCTGAGTACAATAGGATGGGTTCTATAACTCAACCTTTACAGTTCCTCTCTACTATAGATAAGGACCCTGAATGGTCAGCTTGGAATCTAGATTGGCTTGAATGGAATGGTCTTAAACAACTCCGTAGAAACTCTAAAAGGTTAATGAAGAACTATAAGTTAGCTAAGGGTGTTATTGACAGATCTGACTATGTAGTTGAAAATGACAATGAGATGAGAGATCTTATGGATACTCTTACTAAAGAAGATCCTAGTGTACTTGAGTTAAAATTCTATCCTATTATCCCTAATATTATCAATGTTCTCACAGCTGAGTTTGCTAAGAGAAATACTAAGATTACTTTTCAGGCTAAAGATGAGTATTCTTATAATGAGATGTTAGAGCAAAAAAGAGTACAAGTTGAGCAAGTTCTTTTAGGACAAGCTGAGCAAAAGATGTTAGCCAAAATGATGGAGCAAGGATTGGATGAAAATGATCCCGAAGTTCAACAACAGATGCAACAACAGTTATCTCCAGAGAATCTTAAAACTCTTCCTGAAATCCAGAACTTCTTTGATAAAGATTATAGGTCAATGGTTGAACAATGGGCCATGCACCAGACTAAGATAGATGAAGAAAGATTTAAGATGGATGAGCTAGAGGAAAGAGGTTTCCGTGATATGCTTATTGCAGATCGTGAATTCTGGCACATGAAGATGATGGAGGATGACTATGATGTTGAACTTTGGAATCCGGTTCTAACTTTCTACCATAAGTCACCTGATGCAAGATACATCTCTCAAGGAAACTGGGTAGGTAAAGTTGATATGATGACCATTGCTGATGTTATTGATAAGTATGGTTATATCATGACTAAACAACAGCTAGAATCTCTTGAAGCCTTGTATCCTGTAAGATCTGCTGGGTATCCTCTACAAGGGTATCAGAATGATGGATCTTATTATGATGCTACTAAATCTCATGAGTGGAATACAGAAATGCCATCATTAGCCTATAGACAGTATACTTCTATGTGGGAGAATAATCTAGGGGTTGGAGATGTTGTTAATCAAATTCTATCTGAAGGAGAAGACTATTCTCCTCAAGGAAGTTCTTTTCTATTGCGCGTGACTACAGCTTATTGGAAGTCTCAGAGAAAGGTTGGACACTTAACAAAGATTGATGAATTTGGAGAAGTTACTACAGACATCATAGGCGAGCAGTATAAAGTTACTGATAAGCCTATGTATGATACAACTCTTATTAAAAATAAAACTAAGGATAATTTAATATTTGGAGAGCACATAGATTGGATCTGGATTAACCAGGTTTGGGGCGGTGTAAAGATTGGTCCCAATTTCCCAAGTTTCTGGGGAATGAATAGCCCAGGAGGAGTAAGTCCAATGTATTTAGGAATTGATAGAAATACTATCGGTCCATTAAAGTTCCAGTTTAAAGGAGATAGTACTCTTTATGGATGTAAACTTCCTGTAGAAGGTGCTGTATTTAATGATAGAAATACAAGATCAACTTCTATGGTTGACTTAATGAAACCTTTCCAGGTTGGATACAACATGGTTAACAATCAGATAGCTGACATCCTTATAGATGAGTTAGGCACAGTAATTATGCTAGATCATAATGCTCTTCCTCAACACAGCTTAGGAGAAGACTGGGGTAAGAACAACTATGCAAAAGCTTATGTTGCAATGAAGAACTTCCAGATACTTCCTTTAGATACATCTATGGCTAATACAGAAAATGCTTTAGGTCAACAGCATTTCCAGGTTATGAACTTAGAACAATCTCAAAGATTATTAGGTAGGGTTCAAATGGCCAATTACTTTAAGCAACAGTGTTTTGAAGTAGTAGGTATAACTCCACAAAGACTTGGTCAACAAATGGGGCAGATAGATACTGCTAAAGGAGTTGAACAAGCTATGATAGGATCTTTTGCACAAACTGAGAATTACTTTATTCAACACTCAGATAACTTGATGCCTAGAGTGCACCAGATGAGAACTGACTTAGCTCAGTACTATAACTCTACTAAACCATCTCTCAGACTACAATACATCACTTCTGCTGATGAGAAAGTTAATTTTGAGATGAATGGTAAGGATCTCTTACTAAGAGACCTTAATATCTTTGCTACAACTAAAGCTAACCAGAGAGCAATCCTGGAGCAAATGAAGCAATTAGCCTTTACTAATAATACAGCAGGCGCTAGTATCTATGATCTAGGAACTGTTATGCAAGCTGAATCTATGGGAGAGCTTACAAATTCTCTTAAAGGAATTGATAGAAAAACTGCAGCTATCCGCCAAGAAGAACAACAACATCAACAGCAGATGCAAGAACAAGAGAATCAAACTAGACTTCAAGAGAAGCAGATGCAACTTGATCACGATATGCAAGAGAAAGAGAAGGATAGAAGAAAAGATATATTAGTTGCTGAGATTAAGTCTGCAGGCTATGGAGCTATGCAAGATATTAATCAGAATATGCAATCTGATTATTTGGATGCTTTAGGGCAGATTCAACAATCTGAACAATTCCAAGAAACTATGAATCTTCA